AAAATAGAGAAAATAGGAGTCCTAGATAGATACCAACGGTATGTTAGCAACTACCCGGGAGACCTGCTTCCTGTAATCTAAACGCAGAAGACTTAAACTTAAACAATGAATAAATTAATGTATAACATAGTAGTTAAACTATGTAAACTTTTTTATCCAAATATTCAAGTTCAAGTGTATCTAAACCCTTATTTTAAATTACTTAGTAGGCTTATAAAAACCCAGGGTCTCATCAAGACCGTTAAGTTTTTAAAGCAGGCTAGGCTACACTGTACTAGGTACATATGTGGTCAACCACTACTATATAATAATTTAAAATTAGGGATAGACCCTTCAGGCTGACCAAAAGCTCTTCTTTTCCTTAGAGAACTAGCTACAGGATCACTTGAAGAAAGAAAGTTTTTAATGACTATTCTTACTTTAAGTAGAACACTGAAAGTCAGTTCAAAAGAAAGGAAGCTTCTGAAACCTGATTATGATTCTATAACAAAACCCGGAAAGATAACAAAAATTATCCCTACAGGTTTTATTAAAGAATTCGTATCAAGGTATAACCTAAAGTGTAGCCATCCTGAATTTGATGTAGATAAAGATATCTATTTATCAAATAAAGCTGGGCCTACAGGTAAAGCAACTCTAACTGCGTTAGATACTTTACTTTCTTACAGTTATCCTTTAATGCAAGCTATATTTAATATAACTTGTGATAAAGGTTCAGAATATTTCTCAAAATCTTATTCATTTGCTTGAAATAAGAATATTGGGAAGGAACCAAAAGATTTAGGAAAATTATCCTTTATCTATGATCCTGAATGTAAATTAAGAATAGTTGCTATAGTAGATTACTATACACAAATGTTCTTAAAACCTATTCATGAGAAAATATTTGATAAATTATCAAATCTTCCTCAAGATAGGACATTCTCCCAAGATCCTTTCAATAAATGAAAAGATGATGGAAATAGCTTTTGATCTTTAGACTTGTCATCAGCCACTGATAGATATCCCATACAACTTCAAAGAAGGTTACTAGAACAAATGTTCAATGACCATCTTGCGAAGTCGTGACAGTATATACTATCATCAAGAAGTTTTAGGACACCAGAAGGTGATCTACTTAATTATTCAGTAGGTCAACCTATGGGAGCCTATTCTTCTTGGGCTGCCTTCACTATTACACACCACCTTCTTGTTCAGTTTTGTGCTAAACTTGAAGGGTTTGACAAATTTTCCGACTATATATTATTAGGTGACGATATCGTTATAAAAAATGATAAAGTCGCTAAAAGATATATAGAATGAACAAATTGCCAAGGTGTGGAAATCTCAATGCATAAAACACATGTATCAAAAGATACATATGAATTTGCAAAGAGGTGAATAAGTAAAGGTCAAGAAATAACTGGATTACCAATGAATGGTATTATTGAGAATATCAATAATCCTTTCATAGTAATGGTTAACTTGTTTGACTATTTTAAAGTTAAACAAAATTACTATAGTTCTTATTTGAACTTGTCCGTTGTTATTTTTAGACTTTACAAGGGCCTAAATAAGGAATTATCAAAGAAATTTTCTAATTCTAGATTTAGGATGAAAGTCAAAGTTTTCCATGAGTCACTTAATTTCTCATTTGGATATTCAACAAATGATTCTCTTAGAGAAATCCTTTGTCATAATATCAAAAATGATTATTATGTGATCCCACATGGTAATTTAGTTCGTCAAGTTTTTGACGATGTTACCAAGTTGGGAATTGGAATGTCAGTTAAAAATAGTTTAATGAATTTACATTCAATACTTCCAAAAATATTGGCTCGTAAAGAACCATTAGGTTTAGAAGATATTAATGATATAAGACATTATCCTATTTTTAAAGGTATAGTTAATCATGTTAAAAGATACCGTGATATTGTTAAAGGTTGGGATAATAACATCCAAACCTTTAGACAACAATCAAAGGATCTTATAACATTGAATATTGACAATTTATTTAGTAAAGAGAGAAATAAAACACTCGAATTACTAAATACCGGTCGAATATTCACTCTTGGATTTAACCTGATAAATGATACTGATGAAATGTATTATGGATCTTCAACCGCAAGGATTGAATCCACATATACTTCAACAGATGATTTCTTCGAGGTAATCCATGAGGATTATACTATGGCACTTCAAGAACTTGATGAATTGGATCAGGGTCAGTATGTACCTCCACAGGTGGGATCACCTGAAGAAGTAACTGACGCCTGAGATTCATTCTGAAGCTCAGAAGTTTACATAGTAACCTCCACTATAAGGAGGTGGGTATAAGATTTTGTATTTATAGTAATATAAATACATGTGACTTATACGGTTTAATAACC